ATATGAGGATGGTTTGCCGGTTAAAAAATGCGGACAAAGTATGGCGGTTTTAAGTAATCCAAGCAAACAAGTAGAAAAAATGATTTTAGCCAAACAGATTCGGCATGATGGCAATCCATTTTTAGGATGGCAACTGGCTAACTGCGAAGTTTATACCGATGTCAACAATAACATTAAGATCAGAAAGAATGAAGCGGATAAGGCTGCCAAGGTGGATGGCATGATTGCTTTAATTATGGCAATGCATTCATCATTAGATAACCCAACAATATCAAGTTTTGGCTTTAGAACCTTTTAAAAGTATTGGTATTCGTTTGTTTTTGATGGTAATATGTTTAAAAATTGAGGGCTATCATGGGAATATTTGACAGATTCAAGGGCAGTAAAACTACCAAAAAAGAATCCAATACGCTATTTGGTCAAACCCAATTAGGTAATCAAGTTGTCCGAGTTCAACAAGATGGCCAACAAGGTTCAGCCTTTCAACTTCTTTATGTCACCACATCCAGCACAACTAATGCTGGTCGAGTAGTTGATACTAGCGTTTTATCTAGAAACTCTACTGTCATGTCATGCGTGAATGTGATTGCACGATCATTATCCCAATGCTCTATTTATATTGCCTATGAAACGGATGAGGGAGTTTTTGAAAACGCCCTTAATTCAGATAAGATTGGTCCAAGAGATAAGCAGAAAGCTAAACAAGTATTAAGCCTTTTACAAAATCCCAATAATTTCCAAAGCCAATACGAGTTTTGGAATCAATTTGTTTTATGGTATGAATTATTGGGCGAAGTGTTTACATTGCTTTATCGCCAAGACCAGTTAAATGCAAATCAAACGCCAATGGAGATGTATAACCTTGATGCTACGCTGATTACGGTCCAGATTACCGAAACTAGATACCCTAGTTACCGGTTATCAACTCCGACCTATGGATTTAACCGAGATAAGCCATTAGATGCGCATCAAGTAGTGCATTGCACCGATATTCCATGGCAAGGCTCGGCCGGTTTCAATAAAGGTATCTTGGCCACCGAATTAGTGGCGCTTGATACCGACATCGATATGTATGCCAACTATGTAATGCAAAATGGCGCAAAGCCGGCTGGTATGTTTACGACAGATAGCGTTATTCCCGATGCAAAATACAAAGAGATTGCCGGCAGATTAAAAGAGGCATGGGCATCGATGACTGGCAGTAAGCCAACTGATTTAAGTAAACCTGGTCAATCTATTTTGCTTGATCAGGGCATGAAGTATGAGCCGATTAAGATGTTGACCTTGCAAGATGCGGATGCAGCCAAGTTAAAAGAACAAACGACTAAGCGTATTTGTGCATTATTTGGGGTGCCGGCTCAAATGCTTGGTTTGGATGTTGGTAAATATAACAATACCCAAACTTTGCTAGATGAGTTTTACAAAACCAAGATGTACCCAATGATTATTAATATTGAGCAAAAATTTAAAATGCAATTGCTTAAGGGCTACCCAAATTTATGCATCCGGTTTGATACTAAAGATTTTTTAAAAGGCGCAGCATTGGACCAAATGAATTTTGTGAATGCTGGTGTGGCCGGCGGAATTATGACACCAAATGAAGCAAGGCATTATTTGAATATGCCAAAATTAGATGGACATGATGAGTTACTAGGAACAGATCCGTCAAAGATTTCATCGACCAATGTCCCAGTAGGCGCTAAGACTGCTAAGATTGAACCGATACCAGGCAGTTCGCCACAAGACACCGGCGGTGGCGGCGGTAATCAAACTAGTAAGATGAATATAGGCAAAACTTGAACAATATAAAAAAAATAGTCGCAATACTATCTTCCCAAATTAAAACGGTTGATGTTAAACTACCCAAAAAGGAAGAAGTTAGCCCTATAATACAAGATATTAATTTAACAATTAATGATAGGGCAACTCATGAGAAAGAATTTAAACCTAGTTTGCGAAGCGAAACTAAGCCTAGAGAAATCAGGTCAAGGGGCAAGTCCAAGCGGAAAAATTGAAGCTAGAGTAACGACTTGGGGCGCTAGAGAAGGCGCAGACGGTAGAAAATTTAACTATCAGCCCGAAGGATTTAAAGATTGGGCAGAATCCTTTAAAGAAACCGGCAAACCATTGCCGATGTTTCTAAATCACAACGACATGGGTATGCCAGTCGGACAATGGAACGAATTTAATTTTGACGCAAGCGGTATGACTGCCGAAGGTCAATTATTTTTAAATACAGTCGGCGGTTCCGACATTTATAATGTATTAAAAGAATCCCCTAATTTATTTGGCGGTGTAAGCGTTGGCGCATATGCTGACGAGGCAAGAATGGTCAATGCCGAAGGTGATGACATGGAAGATGATGACGACCAAGACGAAGGTTACTTTCAAATTACTAAAGGCGGACTACAAGAAGTATCTATTGTTATGTACCCGAACAATCCGGCAGCTGAGGTAATGAAATTAGAATATTTCAATGCTGATGGCCATGCCAACCCAAGAATAATCGAAAAAGCTCTGCGTGATGCTGGGCTTAGACGAAAAGATGCGACCACCGCATCATCCATCCTAAAGAAAATTTTAGAGCAGCGTGATGTTACTCCAAAAATACCTGAAGGAACAACCCCACAAAAGCGTGATGCTGAAGCGGTGGTAAACGAAGCCGATCTACTCAAAGCATTAGAAATGCGCGAGTTGGAAAAAGCACTATCTAAACGCATTAAATTAAAGGAATAATCATGTTAGAAAAAATTACGGAAAAACTTGATCTAATTGAAGCGCAAACTGTCGCTGAAGTAGAAAAAGTAAAAGCAGAAGCAATTGCAGCAGTCGAGGCAGCTAAAAATGAATTAACTGAGAAATTTGTTAATTTAGAAACCAAAGTTTCCCAGATTCAAGCGCCATCCATTATTACTTTGTCAAAAACTGTTCGCGCTGATGTAAATAAATCAGTTCGTGAGCAACTCAAGAAATTTGTCAAAAAAGACAGATCTATTGAAAAAGAAATTAAGATGTTTGAAGATGATGGCCAATACGATGCGTACATGAAGGAAAGTTCTGCATTAACTGGTGGCGGTGCTGGGGTTGGTGGTCGTACTGCCTATGATCCAGTATTCCATAAACTCCGTTTGATGAATCCAATGAGAGGTTTGAGCCGTACTACTTCAACTGAAGGCGCAACTTATCAATTTAGAGCAAAAACCGGCAATGCTGGCGCTACTTGGGGTTATGGTATTCAGAATAACGGTTCACCAACAACAGAAGCAACTAGCATTTGGCAATTGACATTGCAAGATTTGAATGTCCAGTTCCCAATTCGTACTGCAGCGCTTGATGACATCGATGGATTAGAGGCCAATGTTGTTGACGATATGTTGATGGAATTTAGCCAGGTTGAAGGTCAGTCAATGATCTCCAACAATGACCAAACTGACACACCGAACACATATGGTGGAACAAATGGTCTAAGAGGCTTGAATCAATATGCCGGCGCTAATTCAAGCTATACAGGTGGATTAATCTCTACTGCTGCATTCGGCTCGTCTGGTACTGGTTCATCTTCTGGCTTGCATTCTATTGCAACTTATGACCAATTAACTACAAACGGCAATTCTGTATCAGCTGCCAATGTAACTTACTTGGATTTAATTGAATTTATCCATTTACTACCACAAGAATATTGGACACCATCAACTAAGTTCCTGATTTCTCCATTGTTCTTAGCGCAGATTCGTGGTTTGAGAGATTCAAACGGTACTCCGGTGTTTGAGCGTATGAACCCATTGATTTATGATGGTATCGTAGGTCAATTACTAGGATTTGATGTGGTGGTGAATAAATATGTTGATAGCCCTAATTCATCAACTGCAACTGCTGGCACAACTAGTTTGTACCCAATGTATTTTGGTGATTGGCAGCGCGGACATACCATTGTTGATCGTTTAAACATGGTCCTAAGAAGATATGATCAGACATTGCCTGGTTATATTACATTCTTCGGTGAGAAGCGCTTGGCAACATCAGTAATGGATCCATTTAGTATTATTCGTTATCGTTCTACTGCAACTGCAACTTAAAAGCGTGGGGCTTAGGCCCCACCTTTTTTATCTCTTTGAATTTAGGATTATTATGACAACCAATTTGATTTATGAAGCAGTTAAAACCGCCCTTAAAGATGGCGAAGCAAAAGTAAACTTGAGGGAAGCCTCAGCCTTGACCGCTTCAGGCTCAAATGTTGGTGGTCGAGTAATTTATGATGATGCGTTTGCGCCACTACGGTTGGCAAACCCAATTCGCGCCATGTCCAGAGTAATTCAAACAATTGGCTCGGATGAGGCATTTGTGGCGAAAGTCGGCAATGCTACCGTCATTCAAACTGGCACGACCAACCCTTGGGGTTATGGTGTCAACAATAATACCGGCAGTCCCAACATTGCAACTGCATTTTGGCAAATTTCAATGAAAAGTATTAACGCGGTAGTTCCAGTTAGAACGGCCGTTTTATCTGATGTAAATAAATTAGAAGAATCAATTGTTGCTGATTTGATGATGGAATTTGGTCAGCAAGAAGCATTATCTATGCAACAAAATAGCGATGCATCTGGTTCAACTACAGTTCAAACTGGTGGAGTATATGGCCTAAGAGGTCTAGACGGTTATACTGGCTCAACTAGCGC